AACATTTGTTACATATTAGGTAAAAAGCACGGCTAAACGTGACACAGAAAGCCCCCGCCTTGAAAAAGGCGGGGGTCTTCTTTATGTGGAAAACTATTTATGTGTGAGGCAGGAGTACATCTTTTGTCTCACCTAAATTATAAACACATAAATGGAGGGTTTTAAATTATGGGAACAAAAAGAATAGGCTTGGCGAGAGTCGAAGCTCTATTAGAAAATTTAAAGAGAGAGATCTCTTGGAGTGTACCTGACGGTACAGCTTTTGGAGGCTGTGTCAAAACAGTAAAACTGGCAAACACGTCTGCGGCTGTGCAAAACAGTGATTCGGAGGTAACGTGGACCCAACCAGCGGGCACAGTTTTAAATGCAATTTATCTTGCATTTCCTGTGTCACCGGTTTTTGCCAGTGGCGATTTCGGATTTGGAGTAGGCACTGCTACCGGAGGTGGACAGATTGTTACTGAACAAACTGACGAGATCATCGATGCTGGTACAACGGTTGTCAAAGGCGCCGTGTTGCACATTGCCCAACGCGGCAAAGCAGCTGACGGCAGCGGCGGTCCAATCCTTGCTGCCTTTAATTCGGCGACAACGGATGCAGATGCATTGGCGGCAGATGGTACTTATACGGCCACGGCTCGTACATTGTATTTCAACACGCTTTTGACTAATGTATCTGTCACCACAGCCGGAACGGCAGTGTGGATTGTGGAATACATGCATATTGATGCTGGCGACACTGAAGGGGCCTGATTAAACCTTTAAAGTTTGCTAATACATTAAACCTCGCCCTTTACGGGGCGGGGTTTTCTTTTGGAGACCAAACCTTAAAAATGTCGATCTGCCAAATTTTTTTCGCTTACAATTTCTGAGATTTTCGTTTTCAACATTTTAAAACTACTTATTTACAAGGAGAAACACTATGAACCCTCGTAGAAGATTAATGTGGAGAATGAAGGCGCGCGCCGCCAATGAAGCAGTTATAGTTGCTACAACTGTTGAGGACACAACCCCAATATTAGAAGAAGTAGCACAAAAGGTTGTGGAAGAGATTGCTGTCGAAACCGCAGCACCTGTTACATCTAAGAAAACTACCAAGAAAAGAAGCACACGAAAAACAGCCACCACTAAGAAAAAATAACAAATTTATTGGTTATTTAAAACGAAGCTCAACATATGGTTGAGCTTTGTATTTATGAAACTATTTATTTAGTAGGAGGGCCCACGTGTGCCGACTAACTTAGATCCATCATCAACCCAAAGTTCGATAATACTGACTTCCACAGGAAGCACCGATTTAGTAACTGGATCGCTGCCGTTTGGAATTTATACGGCATCAGCAGAATTTATTAGTGGCGCCAGTGCGCAAGTTGCGTATGTTTACAAAAAGTTAGGCGGAGATGTTGTAGATATTGAGCTTACTCCATCTAACGTATATTCAGCCTATGAAGAGGCTGTTCTAGAATATTCATATATAATAAACCTTCATCAAGGCAAAAATGTTCTATCAAGTGTCCTAGGCGCCACAACAGGGACGTTTGATCACAAGGGAGAACGCCTTACCGGTCCATCGAGCGCCAGCCTATCATATCCGAGGTTCCAAGCAGGTTATAGTAAGAAAGTCGGCGACACAATGATGACCATGCAAGGCCTTGGTGGTACTCTTCCGCAATATTCGGCATCATTTAAGCCAACAACCAACAAACAAGATTATGATTTACAAGAGATCATCGAAACTGCGTCTTCGACCGGCTTGGACGACTCTAATAAAGCGGTCCCATTTTCCGGTCTGGTTGGCACCAAGAGGGTCATAGTAACGAAGGTATTCTACATTACACCTCGCGCAGTTTGGAGATTTTATGGTTATTATGGAGGAATTGGCGCCGTCGGCAATATGTCTACGTATGGCCAGTTCGCAGACGACTCGACATTTGAGATAGTTCCAGTATGGCAAAACAAATTGCAGTCAATGATGTACGAAGACTCAATTTATACGAGAACGTCTAACTTTTCATATGAAATTATAGATAACAAGCTGCGCCTTTACCCAGATCCGGGTTATTGGGACTTCTCTGAAGTTGACCGCATGTGGGTAAGGTTTCACATTGACGATCAAAACCCATGGGAAGAGAATTCTGGATACACAGACGGTACCCAAGGTATAAATAATTTAAATACAGTGCCTTTTGACAATATTCCATATACAAATATAAACTCAATAGGCAAACAGTGGATTCGAAAATATGCGCTAGCGTTGTGTAAAGAGATGTTGGCTCAAATTCGAGGCAAATTCACCCAAATCCCGATTCCGGGCGAAAGTGTGACATTGAATCACTCAGAATTGCTAGCCCAAGCAAAAGAAGAGCAAACCGCGCTTAAAGATAAACTTACGGAGATGCTCAAGGAGGTTGAATATAAGGAGTTGGTTAAATACGATTCAGAAACAGCTGAGGCCACAGCAACCGTATTTAAGGCATCGCCATTACCAATTTTTGTAGGATAATAAGAAATGTCTAATGAATGGAGCAAACCAGCAACCCCGCCACCACCGCTATTTTTTGGCAAGAAAGAGCGAGATCTCGTAAAGCAAGTCAATGATGAACTTATTGAAAAAGTCATCGGACAGCAGATTCTTTATTATCCCATAGACATGAAAACAACAGATTTCCATGATATGTATGGCGAAGCTATAGAAAAGACATATCTACCCCCTGTTAGGGTTTTTGCGCTAGTTGAGTTTACGGAGTTGGCAACAGAATACATGGCTGGAGCCGGAATAGACAAAAGTTGGGAAATTAATGTTCATTTTCACAAAAGAAGGTTGGAGGATGACCAAGACCTTTATGTTCGCGAGGGAGATTTTGTTTTGTACGGAGATTATTACTACGAGATAGTTAAATTAAGCGAAGATACAAAACTCTTCGGCCAGGTGCAACACGGTTTCGAGATCTCGGCCCGATGTCGCCGCGCAAGAAAGGGGCTATTCGATGCTACCTGATAATTTCGATTTCGCAATGCTGCCCGAAGGCGCTAGCTCTAGTACTTTAAAAGAATTGGGAGTGTTGGCGTCTGACGTCGAGAATATAGATTATTCTATAGTTTCGTGGCTAAAAGAGAATTTAAGGCTACGCTCAAACACCAATGAAGGATTCACAGAAGTGCCAGTTTTGTGGCAGACACCAGAACGCGCATATCAAATTAAAAATGACAAAAGTCTTCGTGATGATGGCGGCGCATTGAAAATGCCGCTTTTGAGTATTGAAAGAACAACCATCACTAAAGACCCAACAAGAAAAGGTAGCTACCAGGCTCATATATACTCAGATAGAAAAAATGGCCGTACAGGAAGAATGGTTGTAGCGAAACGAATGGTTCCTGATAAAACAAGAAATTATGCTGTTGTTGGCAATACTCGGGACCTTCCGGGCGGCGCTGGCAGCAGAGACCCCTGGTTCCCAAGAACCGGCAAAAAATACGTTATTCAATACCTTTCTATTCCAATTCCGATATATGTGAACGTTGAATATAAGATATCGATCAAAAGTGAATATCAACAACAGATGAACGAACTGCTAACACCATTCATGGTTCGTACAGGCCAGATCAATTCCTTCCTTTTGAGGCGAAATGGGCACCTCTATGAAGCTTTCATTGACAAAGACTTTAACCACAACAACAATGTTAATGATTTGGGCGAAGATTCACGCATGTTTACGACCGAATTTACAATTAGAATATTGGGATATCTGATAGGAGAGGGCCCCAACGATGATCGCCAGCTAGTGAGAATTGATGAGAATGTGGTAGAAATAACATATCCAAGTGAAACAGTTCTGAGCGCGTTTCCCGGGGACGACTCCATTACATAAAGGATAAAGGAATTTATTGGCAAAAAACCACTTCCGGAAACATTTGCTCGTTTGTTAGTATAGTTCCGGATTTTTAGAGACTTTTGAATTCTGAAATACTATTTAAAGATGATTGCGGGGATAATTTAGTCTATAATTTGATAGAACCCCAGCAAACATAAGGAACCAAAAAAAATGGGCATAAGCAGCTTTAGATTCATGAGCGGTGACACCGCGCCAGGCGTTCAAGTTATCGAGACAGATAATTCTCAGATGCCGGCATCAGCAGACGCTATAGGCGCTGTAATAATCGGCCGCGCCAAGAAAGGGCCGGCCATGGTACCAATTAAAGTAAAATCATGGGAACAATTTGTTGCTAATTTCGGTGACACGGTCCCAGGCTTCCAGGGTGGTGATGTTTACCGTGCTGGAAACAGCGGCCAGTCACCAATGTATGGTACCTACGCAGCCAAAGCATACTTAAAAGCCAATATAGCCCCACTAACATACATTAGAGTTTTGGGAGAAGAGTACTACGGTGAGAAAGATTCTGGAGATGACCCGCAGGCTGGTTGGAAAACCGACAACCTATTAACTGCAAATGAAGGCACGCGCGGCGGCGCCATTGGTCTTTGGGTAGCTCCTTCGGCCTCATTCGATGCGGAGACAATCGAATTCGCATTTACAGGCTCCAACTCCTTCCGGTTAGCTGCCGTATGGTACTTGGATGGCGGTTCAATTTCTCTTAGAGGACGTCTTTTTGGAACATCTAGCGCCACAGACCCCGCCGATATAACCGGATCCGCCACTTTGATTAACTCTGATGACAATGGTAGGTTTAAGGTTGTCATCAGTGGCTC